CTGGAGTGAAATCGAATCCATTAAACAAAAGATAGAGAAACAAGACAATGAACTTACGAGAGAGTTTAAACACGATTTGGCAAAGGTTCGTAGAGCAATGTTCATGTGCTATGCAGTGGCTGCGATCATTGCTTGGTATCTAACTTGGGGGTATAAACAATAATGTTACCATTAATGGCACTATTCGATGTTGGGATGAAAGTCCTAGATAAATTTATTCCTGACCCTGAAGCTAAGGCTAAGGCGCAGAAAGAGTTGCTACAGATGCAACAAGAAGGTAAGTTAGCTGAGTTAAACGCTGACAATATTGAGGCACAAGAGCTTACTAAGCGTCAACAAGCAGACATGGCTAGTGATAGCTGGTTGTCGAAGAACATACGACCTATGACGCTAGTGTTCATTCTCTTAGTCTATTCTGCCTTTGCTACGATGTCAGCATGGGATATAGAAGTAAACAACAACTATGTTGAACTACTAGGTCAGTGGGGAATGTTGATTATGTCTTTCTATTTCGGTGGTCGTTCGCTGGAGAAGATAATGGAAATGAAGAAAGGTAAGAATGAATCTAAGTCCTAACTTCACTTTAGAAGAACTGACTCACTCTGAAGTAGCAGAGCGTAAGAACCTAGACAATACTCCTAACGCTACAGAGATTGCTAATCTAACTCGATTGGCAGCCTTGCTAGAGCAAGTTAGAACCCTCCTAAACAAGCCAATCATGATTAACTCAGGCTTTCGCTCTAAACCAGTCAACGACTCTGTCGGTAGCAAGGACACTAGCCAGCATAGGCTAGGTTGTGCTGCTGATATAAGAGTCCCCGGAATGACCCCTAAACAGGTCGTAGAGGCGTGTATTGCTGCGGATATACCCTACCATCAAATCATAGAAGAATTCGGCTCTTGGACGCATATAAGCGTTCCTAACAGCCCTTCTGACAAGCCTCGTAGACAAGCCTTGATTATTGATAAGGCTGGTACTAGAAATTTCGTGTAACACAATGTCGGTATTTATTAACATTTACCGACAATTTGTACATTATAAGAAACAAAAAAGAACCCCGCCGAAGCGGGGCTATAAAGACACGACTTAGGAATTATATTTCACATCCGTTTGCAGTACAGCTCAAAGTCTGAGCGCCTTCCACATTATCGTCATACTCCTTGAAGTTCTCCCAGTCTACCGCACTAGGAACTAAGGCTTTTAACTTGTTGTAAGTCTCTTCATCACACTCTTCATAAGGTGCTTGCTTGTAAGTGCCACCATCCATCGGTAGGAAAGACACCCCAGTTACCTCATCAAAGTGCTTGAACACCCACGCACCGACATCCATCCATTCGTCTTCACGCACTGAGATGGTGACAGATGGCTTATGCTCACAGTAGTGTCGCTGGAACAGTAACCACAGGCGTAAGTGCTGAATTGCTGTCAAATCCTCACGCAATAGACCACCATCATCTACCTTAACTGGAAAGCTAAAGACAGTAGTAGAGTCTGGTTTAAGATAGCAAGGCTCACCGACAAAGCCAGAGGAGAGCATAAACTGTGTTAGTGGGTCTTTGTTATCAGCCCTAACACGCCGTATGTAATACTTGCTATGTTGAGGATGAATCCCAGAAGCAGTACTGCAAAGCTGAGAAACGGTTCCTTCTGGTTTGACAGCAGTAACCGCCACAGACTGATTAATACCAATAGCTGCAGCAAATTCAATGTTAGTAGTGATAGCCACATCTCGTAGTCTCTCCAATCGTGCAGGTAAGTCTTCATCATCAGGGTTATTCAATAGCGGATTATCACAGATGCCAGTCATCGAGACACCCAAGAGCGCCTCTTCCTTAGTGTTCTTTTCCCAAATCTTACGCAAGTAAGGAAACTCTGTTAGCGATGCTTGGAATGTACCAAGAATCGTTGCCAAGCGAATCTTATTCTCCAAGGTAGATACAGTATCGTAGCTACGAACAATACAACTGGAAAGATTACAAAACTGGTAAGGACGAAGGATAATTTCACTACAAGGGTTAGTGCCAAAAGCATAGGTTTCGTCTCTGCGACCATTCTTTGCTGCCTGTTTCTGAGATGCTTCACGATTAAATATTCCTCGCTCTCCAGAGTGTGATTCATAGATGCTTGTCCATTCACGCATAAACTGCCCGATACCGGGGGTTTCAGTATAGGTAGCAGAGTTATTAGCCAAGGCTCGGTGTCCATGTCCTTCCCACCATGCTCCTGCTTTAGCGTGTGCCATCTTATCGTCTGACAAATCAGACAGACTAATCATTGCACTCCGTCTGACTCCACCCACAACAACAACTTCCCCGATTTTACAGAGAATATCGTGACACTCAATGGATGACAAACGACGACCAGTTGCCCCTCTAAACTTGGCAATAGTGAACTTAAAAAGTTCTTCCAAAGGTCCGGGTCCAGAAGCACGACCTCCGAATACTCTGAGTCTAGCCCCTGCAGGTCTAACTTTGGATATGTCATACCTTGGCACTTCACCAGAATATAATAAAGCAATGAGCTGTCTAAGTGATTTAGCCCATCCTTCTTTAGAATCCGACACAACAACAGTAGTTTGACTAGCGTACAACTCATCAGGGACTTCAGGTAATTTAGAAACATATTGTTGCTCCACAGAAAAACCAACACCAGTGCCACAAAGAAGAATGTACATCGCTTCGTCAAAGGCTTTGGGGTCGTCAATTGGTAAATATGAACAGTTAAAGGCGGCAACATTCTGCCGTTCTAGTGCTTGTCCTGCTGTCATCACTGCTCTCATGGATGGTACAACTTCAAGATTAACAACAGCAGTTTCTAACTCTTTGCGTAACTCAGGTGATAGTGTATATTTTTGTTTCTTTTGTAAATGCTCTGTCATGAAATCAAAGTATCTTGCTACTGTTTCATTCCAGTGTTCTCTACGACCTTTATTATCTAAATAGCGACTGTAACGGCTCTTAGCAATAAAAGTGTTATAGGGACTCATTGTGTATTGTGTCATTGTTATTTAACTTCCTGTTCTAGTTTATCGGCGTGTTCTTCAATCTTGTCAGAAAACATTTGGACGATTTCTTCACTACTAATCTCTAACAACTCTAGCAGTGTGATTTCGTCCAGTTCTTTAAGACGCTCTTTAATCTCGTGCAGCAATAAGGGCATCTTGTTCTTTCTTTATGAGGTAATCCAAATAGTGGCGGGCTTTCTCTAGGTCTTCAACTCCATTCTTGAATTTATAGCGAAGGATGTATTTTACCACATTTCCAGCCCAGTAGTCAAGACCCCATTCTTCAATGATTTCCCAAGGCTGGTGCGCTCGTTTGTAGTGATTACCACCGACCTGTCTTGAAAGAACATCGCCGGGGTCTTCCATACCTGCTTCATAGGATGTTAATACTTCGTAACCATAGTGTGCTGGCATTGCAATTGGGTTATCATGCATATTGTTTTATCTCTACTGATTTTTTAAGTGACTTTGTTCCTTGAGACCATGTTCCGCAATCTTTACATTGATATCGTTGATACGCTCCTGTAATAGATATAGCATTGCCTCGTCTTTGCAGATTCGTCGAAGCACAATTAGGGCAATGGTGTCCATCTAAGAAGAGATTGTGATTAGGATGATTCCGAACCCAAGGAAGAAGAGTGCTATACAACGACTCAAGTAAAACGACATCTTGTATATTATACTTCTCCATACGCTTCCAAGCATCTTTATCTCCGTTCATGCACTTAACCCACAACTCATGTCCTTCGTGTTCGTGTTTCTTTCCTAATCCTAAGCGTTGTGCTACATAGTCCAGCTTGTTACTAGGAAACCTAAAGTTGCTACGAACAACACGCAATAGGTCAATTTGTTTATAAGGCGATGGTGGATTAAAAGTATGTAGTAAGAATTCTTTGTTAAGAGTAGGAATATCAAACTTAGTACCATTGTAATGAACCACAGCATCTGCATCATTGAGAAGTCCATGAATCCCTTTCAGCATTGCCTTCGGTTTAGATTGATGAACAGAGTCAAATACAATTTCTTTATCACCTAGCCACTTTGCTGCATAGCACAAGACATAAGAAGATTCCATTAATTGATTGATGCTGACGTTTTGCTGCCACAGACCCCAGACATGGGCTGTGTTAGGACTAGACTCAATATCAAGCAATAGTATTTTCATGCCTCATCCTGTTCTTTGTCCTGCTTATTGAAATCAAACTCAGGCTCCAGAAAGTCTTGCTGCAAGAACTCCGCCCAAGCCTCTTTAGATATCATGTGTGTGTCAGCACGATCATAAAAGGTTGTATTGTCGCCAATGAACTTAACACGATCAACAATGTTGTA